GAATGTGGTGGACAAAAATCAGAGAAAAGTTATTAAAAGAAAATGATAAATAGTTGAAAAAGGATAAAATATGAGCATGGCATATTGAATTTCACCTGATGGTGAGATTATAGATGTTAAAAGAGGCAAACACATTGCTGAAGTTATTGGGCATCCAGAAAAATTTGGATTCAATAGAGAATTTATTGAATTTGTATATAATAATTATGGTGAAAGAATAGGACAGGAAGGCAAAGCCAGAGAACAAATAATGCTGTCTTTATTTAATAATGGATGAATTAGAATAAGACAATATAAACAATTTTGGACATTAAATGTAAAGAAATTTTCTGGAAGAGCAAGAAATTACGTTACTTTATGGGCTAAAAAAATATTAAAAGGATTACATGGATTTAAAGAAACTGATACTCATGCTATTGTTAAAATAGATCAAAAAGGTAAAAGTATAGAAACATGGGATTTATTAGAACTTACAGAAGCGGTTGAATTTACATTTGATTGTAGATTAGTAGAATGTTTGATTGAAGATTTGCCAGATTTACCATTATATGATATTGTAAATGAAGTGTTGACACATGGTATAAAAAGGCTTAATCTAAAAGAATATATGAGGAGATAATAATGAAATTTAATGAATTTGCAATAAGTATGGATGAAATACCAAATAATAATATGTTGACTGAAGCAGGTTTATCGAGATTATTAGACAGAATTAAAAACAAAGATTTTGCTATAATTACTGCCTTTAGAAATAATTTTGATAAAAAAGAAAATATACAACGTAATAGAAAATTACGTGGATCCTTTAATTCAAAAAAAATGGGTGTATATCAATTAATAGGTCACTGGGTGGAGTGTAAAGATGATACTATTGAATATAATAAATGTCCTAAAAATCAATTGATTGATGTTATAGAAAGATCATATCTATCAATTAAACCTGACAGTATGGAACAAAAAGATTTTATCAAATATATTGCATCTTTAACCAAAGAATATAAACAAGATGGTGCTGTTATATCTCTTGATGGTAATATTAATATAGTTGATAAAAATGGTTCATTAAATAAAATAGGTTCAAAAGTTTCATTAAATAAAATATCACAGGCATATAGTCAGTTTATTAAAAAACAAAACACGCCTTTTGTATTCGAATGTGAGGTACCTAGTTCAAATAGTGGTAGAATGGTAATGAATGTAGAAAATATTAAGTATCCTGTATGTGAAAGACATGAAAAAAGGGGTTGACCTTTGTTTACAGCATAAATGATATAATGGTTTTAAAAAAGGGGTTGCCTAAAAAGTAATCCCTTTTTTTGTTGACAGACTGATTGAATGTGTATATAATGCATCTATAATTAATTAGACAAGGGAGAATAAACATGAATACAATTTTATTTTTTAGAACATTAATACAATTATGTAAAGATGATCCTAATGGTTGTGTTGTGAATGTAAATAAGGATACATGTCATTTTGTTTCTTGTTTAAGTGATGATCATACTTGTAAACAAAATAGAACTACAAATTTTTTAGTTTATGATTATTAAAGGATGCTTTATGAATAAAAGAGAATGGATTAAATTGATTATTTTTTGTGAATACACTTTCATTGCAGGATCATTAATTGGTTTATTATTAAGATAAGGAGAGTATAATATGACAAAAGGATTATGTCCATATTGTGGTCACAATAAATGGCAAAAAAATTTTGGTGTAGTGCTAATCAGAAAGTTTGTAAAAAATGTGATTGTGTATCAACACATTTGGAATGGAAACTTGCATTAAAAGAAAAGAAAGATAATGATATAAAAAATAGGAAAGGTAAATAATTATGAAAAAAAGAAAATGTTATCATATTTATGGTTGTTATATTAGTGTAGATGAGTATATAGTTGATCTTTATGAAGAAGATATGGAAGAAGCAGAAGATTTATACCATGATATCAAGAAGTTTAAATACGGCCCCGATTGTGGTGAAAGGTTGATAGACTAATGAAATATAGATATGGTACATTGGAAGCTTATATTGATGAATTTTATCCAAATTTCGATGATCTCAGTGAAGAAGAACAATTTGAAATTGAAGATGTGGAATATCATGAATCAGTAGAAATGGGATATGGAAGGGAGTGGGAATAATGAGTTTTTTATTTACAGCAGATGAACACTATTATCATAAGAATGTTATAAAATATTGTGATAGACCTTTTGAATCAGTCGAAGAAATGCATGAAGAGCTTATTAAAAAACATAATGAAAATGTATGGGCAAATGATACTGTTATCCATTGTGGTGACTTTTCGTTTGGGTCTAAGGAAAGAACATACAAAGAAATCATATCAAGATTAAATGGAAAACATATCTTTTTAAAAGGGGATCATGATAAATGGTTAGGTAATGCTGGTTCTTATATGTGGTTGAAGAAGATTAATAAACAACCTATTACAGCTTGCCATTATGCAATGAAAACCTTTCATTTATCACATTATAATTCATGGCAAGTATTTGGTCATTCACATGGCAAGCTAGATTTAACAGGATTAGGCAAGCAATGGGATGTTGGGGTCGATAATAATAATTATATGCCTGTTCATTTTCAACAACTTATAAAAATAATGGACAAAAGACCTAATAATTTTAATTACATAAATAATTCTTGACAAACTGATAAAATTAATATATAATTCATATGTAATCAAAATAGAAGATTAAGGGAAAAGAAGTTAAACAAAAATATTAAATTGGGAGATTTTTATCATGGCAGTTACACATTTTAAAAGAAATGAAAAAGTTATTTGTAATACAGTTGAACAAAAATATCCTCTTTTATTCACTGATGATGAAGAGGATGTAACTTGTAAAAAATGTCTGAAAAAATTGTCTATAGAGGCTTTAGAGGCTGAAAAAGTTGAATAAACCATGTATTTTTATGAGTGATAAGTGTTGTGAACCTTATCACTCAATGGCATCAATGACAAATAAATGCGTCAAACAATGGGAATGTAAAGATTATGATCCTGTATGGGATGATCAAGACATTGAACAAGCAAAAGAAGATTTTATGAAAAATTCCACAATCATAGGATAATCATGATACTCTATTGTTTGATTATATGAAGGGCAGTGAATGTCTTGTAAGAGGTGAATGTCTTGTTGCTTGGGTTGAAATAGATGGTGAAAGAATTGACAAAGGAGCAAACAATGGGTAAATGTATACATATTAAAGGATTTTATGAAGGTAAGTCTATTGCTGGGCATGAATGGGATGATATGAAATATGATCATGATAAAATGGTAGAATTTTATTTTAAAAACATTGATTCTGCTGTAAGGTATGAAATAAAAGAACCTGCAAAATTAACTATGTTTAAATTTTGTCCTTTTTGCGGAGTAAAATTTTAATGAAAAGAATATTAATGCATAGAAATAGGCTTGATGAAACTACATTACAAAGGTTTCTATCAGTAATTAACACAACCCCCGAAACAATTAAAGAAATAAATTCTGATTTTATGATTGACAATTTCGATGACATTATGATATTATATATTCAAGATTTAAAAGTGATTTGGAAACATTTGAAAAAAGAAACACAAGATATTATTAAGAGTAATATAGAAAAATGTGTTGATTGTCCTAATTGGGGTGATTTTGTTGCATTTATAAAGGAGAAATAATGAAAAAATTAATTACGTTAATGGCAACGGTTTTAGTATTTGTATTAATGTCTATACCACCATCTTATGCAGGATCTTCAAAAAGAGACAGAATTGAAAAATTCTTGTTTAATGCTCCGATACCAATAATTATTATCCATGACAGTAGACATCAAAGACATGATAGATATAGACATCAAAGACACAGACGTTATCAACGATCAGGAAATTGGCACTGGGAATCAAGAAGCATATGGACAGCACCTGTATATGAAAGAAGATGGTTTTATGGGTATGATAAAAATGGTGTATGGTTTCCTGGCAGATATGAAAGAATTTTATTAAGAGAAGGTTATTGGGTTGAAACAAGGGTTTGGGTAAACAGCTATTGACATCCTTATTAAATTGATGTATAATCTTCTTATAAATTAAACAAAAAGGATAAATTATGAAATCAATTGATATAACTGGAACTGATGGCAATGCTTACTGTTTAATGGGATATGCTAAATCTTATTGCAAACAACTTGGATGGGATTCAAAATCTATTATTGATAAAATGACAAATGGTGATTATGAACATCTTCTTGATGTATTTGAAGAAACTTTTGGTGATTTTATAAAATTAGAAGGAAGATATTAATGAAAGTTAAAGATTTATTAAAAGAAATTCTTGAATCATCTAAACAATATGATGATTTTCTTAATTAGGATGTATATACAGAACAATGTAATGAAGATGATAAGGAATATAAAAGAAAATTTCAAGATTGGGAACATTTTAAAGATATAGAAGATTGGGAATATTTTAAATGTAATGGATATTATACAAAGGCATATAAGAAAAAAATATTTTCAATCAATGTGAATTATTAAGGATTGACAATCAAATAAGTGTATAATTCTTATATAATTTAAATAAGAGAGGTTAAATATGAAATTAAATAGAATGAATAATATTGGTCAATTTAGAAATGCTATCGAACAGGTTCAACACAGTGCTAGATATATTGGTATGGATGCTGATGGTGAACTTATGTATGATAATACAGCTAAAATGCCTGTTATTACTGCTCATGGCACAGTAAAATTACATGGTTGTTTTGAAAAAAATACACTGATAACACTTAGTAATGGTGAAAATATACCAATAAATAAAATTAAAAAAAATATATATGTGTTATCATATGATATAGAACATGGTGAATTTACAGAAAATAAAGTTTTGAATGTTATTAAACAAAACTTAAACAAGGATTGGTGTAAACTTATATTTGACAAGACAGAAATAATTTGTACCAAAGATCATAAAATATATACAGAAAATAGAGGTTATGTTGAGGCAAAGGATTTAAAGGATATTGATATTTTCAAGTCCACATATTAGTACCATAAATAGTTTCATACCTTTTTGAATTATTTTTATAAATGACAGCCAAGGAAAAGTGAAACAAGGATAGGAATAGAAGATTTGTCTTGAGAAATAAAGGATGATCTGTTATGGTTGTATGAGAAAATGAATGGATGAATAACAGACAAAGTGTTTTTGATAAATTAAAATTACTGAAAGACAAAGACTGGATTTACCCAAAATGATATGAATTTGAAATAGTGAAAACTAAAAAAATGATGAATATAAAATTGGATAAAAATAAATATGTTACATTGAAGGAAGTTGATGAGTACCTTAAAAACGGTTGAAAATATGGATTTATATTAAGGGAGTAAATAAATGGAACTGTTAAGAATTGAAGAAATAGACAAACAAGATGAATATTGGGACTTAGAAGTAGAAAATACTAACAACTTTTTTGCTAATGATGTGTTAGTTCATAATTCAAATGCTGGTGTATCTTTCCATCAAGGAAATCTATATGCTCAATCTAAGAAGAATATAATCACCCCACAACAAGATAATGCAGGATTTGCTTCCTTCATGGAATCTAAAAGAGATCTATTTCTTGATATGGTAGATCACATTTCATACTTTTTTAGTATTGATAGTGATGAAAACATCATAACCTTCATGGGAGAGTGGGCTGGTAAAGGGGTTCAAGGTGGTGTTGCTGTAAGTGAATTACCCAAACAGTTTTACATCTTTGGTCTGAAAATCAAACCAATAGATGAAGACCAACCTTCTTATTGGTTAGACTATAGTTCATTGAATTCTCATTTTAATTTAAATGAAGATGGAATTTTTACTGTGAATCAATTTGCACCATTTAATATTGATATTGATTTCAATAATCCGTTAGCGTGTCAGAATAAAATGATTGAAATGATGGAAGAAGTTGAGAGGGAATGTCCAGTAGGTAGATTTTTTGGTGTAAAAGGTATTGAATTAACAAAACATAGGATTTCCATAATTGATGGAAAAATAACATCCAATAAAGAATTGCCTGTATGTGTCGTACAAGAGTTGGAAAAACTAAAAGACGGTGTATATCATATTAGCACAACACTATAGTTTCTTTCTTCTGAGTTGACCCAACATATACCCAGTTGGTATATCATCTATATTCATTCTGACATTTTTTATACCATTGTTGGCTCATATAGTATTTTTTGTGGGGTTTTTGTTTAGTTTATAGTAATTTTTCATTGTTTTTGATGCCTTTTCTTTGTATTCTTTTGTATGGGTTTTGCCATAGAATGGGTTTTCATCACCTGATCGTGATGTGCCATACATTGGATTTGATTCGCCTGGATTTCCTCATTTTTCTTTGCGTTGTTCTTTTGTTAGAGAATCAGCATATTCTGTTTGTTTGATTGATCTTGATTTTGAGAATTCTGTTCTCATATGTTCATACTGATTTGAAGAAATTTTATATCTCTGTTGATTGGATGAAGAAACACACATCATCCAATATGCATTTCACATTTTATGGAAATCACCGTCACTTGTAATCTTTGTTAATAACTGATGACAAATAAAATGTTCTCTGGCTGTTAAAAGAACAAGGTTTCATCTATTTTTAGAAAATTGTTGACATATAGATGAAGGTAGTATATGATGTTGTTCATAGTAAACTGATCCATCTTTAGATCTTACCAGAGACAGAGCATTATCTATGATAGAATGGTATCATTTAGAATATTTGTTTCTGGTGAAATTGGGTAATGAATTAAAATGATTGACATAAGTATGGTTTGATTTATTTGGTTTCATAATTGTATTTATAAAATTAATAGGTGAGGGAATTATATATGAAATTATTAATAGAAGATAGTAACGGTAATGATGTTGTAAATAAAAACATAAGTTTAATAGGAGAAGGGATAGTTTTTACCTTTGAATACAAGGGAACAAGACATGTATTTAAGGTTAAGGGAAATCTCCATGCTGGTAAAAGTAAAATCAAAAAACTTAAACCTGTTGATAATGTAAAACTACAAAAAATCATTGATATTGTCAATCAAGTAACACCAAATTGGCGATTGGTTCAAATGTATGATGAAACATTTGATATTATCAATGGTGGTAAAGGTGACATTAAAAAAACTGGTGATTACTTGAGATCTTTGATTAAAGATGTATGGAAAGAAGAAAATGATATAATTGCTGAAGCGGGGTTGTCATCTAAAGATATTAATGGTAGAATCAGTAAAATTGGAAGAGAATATTTTATGAATAGATTAAATGAAGAGGCAGGACTGTAATGGAAAATAAAATATATTGTGGTGATAGTTTTGAATTAATAAAACAAGTAAAAAACAATTCAATTGATTTAATAGTAACATCACCACCTTATGCTGATACAAAATCATATGGTAAGAATATCAATGTATTACATCCAGACAAATACGTTGATTGAATTATACCGTTATTCATTGAAATGTATAGAGTAATTAAACCTACAGGTTCTATAATTTTTAATATTGATGATAAATGTTTCAAGAAATTAAGACACACCTTTGTTTTTGATTTGATACACAATCTTACACATTATACTGATGTTAAACTATATGATTATTATATATGAGCAAAAAAGTCATTTTTACCTAATGGTAGCAAGAAGAGGCTAAATCATGTAACAGAATGAATATTTCATTTTGTAAAAGATCAAAATCAAGTTAAATGAAATATGGATAATGTAAGAGAACCTTATGCTAAAAGTAGTATATCAAGATATAAATCTAATATTAACAAATATATAACAGACGATAATGGTATTAAACATATTGATAAATCTAAAAAAGTGACAGCTAATAAAAAGGGTAAAATATCATCCAATTTTTTTAGATTTAATACAAATGCCACTACAAAAGGCAATAAACATCCAGCACCCTTTAATAAAGATATTCCTGATTGATTTATAAAAGCTTTAACAGATGAAAATGATGTAGTATTAGATCCTTTTATGGGCAGTGGAACAACAGCAGAATCAGCCAAAGATTTAAATAGACAATGGATAGGGTTTGAATTAAATGAAGAATATATAAAAATGACTAATGAAAGAATAAAAATAAAGCAGTTGTCACTATAAAAAAATTATGATATATTATATAAGTAAAGTTAATTAGTACAGAAAAATAATACAGTTAATTAAAACAAGGAGAAGTAAAATGAGTAAATGAATGAAGAACAAAGAAAAATTGTTCAAAGAATTTAAAGAAAAAAACAGTGAAAAAGATTCAACAGGTCAACAAAGAAATGAAATTGTCTGAAAAACACCAGAAAAGGGAACAACCGATAAACCAAATATTTATCAGTTAAGACTTTTAATGGATCCAAATGATAAATTTTATAAAACATATCATTATCATATGTATTATTCAAATTCAGCAGGTAAGTGGATTTTTGTCCTTTGTCCTAAAACATTTGATTTTTCAGCATATTGTCCGTTTTGTGCAGTAGTATCTAAGCTTTATCTTGGATCAAAAGACGATAAATCAACAGGTTATGATTTTAAAAGAAAAACTAAACATTGTTGTAATACTTATGTTATTAGAGATTTTAGAGATAATGATAAAATTGATGAAGAAAAATCAACAGGTAAAGTTCTTGTGTATGAATTTCCTGGCAAAGTTGAATCAAAAATTAAATCAGAAATGAATGATTCTGAATATGGCGCTGGAATGAATTTATTTGATCCCGGAAAAGATGGATTTGATTTTATTTTAAAGGTTGGTTGTACTGTACCAATACAACAAGAAGGACCAAATAAAGGTAAAACTTTCCCTGATTATGGTGATAGTAAATTTGCAAATAAACCAACAGCAATATCTGATTCAGATGAAGTAATTAATAAAATTATGGGTGATAGACATGATCTAACTGAATATGTTAATACAATGAAACGTGATGATGATGCTATGATAGATTTATTAAAGAAAGAAATGTTATTTGAGTTGATTAAAACTGAATGGGAAGCTAGAAAAGGTATTAAAGAGATTTCTAAAAGATCTGATGAAAAAATAGCTGAAAGTGGTAATGATGCTGGTGAAGTTCAACCAGACAATGATGAACCAACAGGGAAAGAAACTGTAGTTGAAGATGTAAAGGCTGATGAAGTGGATGTATCGGAAATGGAATTATTAAAAGAATTGGATTCCTTATAGGAGAGTTAGATAAACTGTAGAAAAAGATTAATTTTTATAAATACTCCTTGAGTGGAACATAATTTAAGGAGTATTTATGATAATCTATAAAGCAACAAACAAAGTTAATGGCAAGTGTTACATAGGACAGACCATAAAATCCTTGGAACAACGAAAAAGAGAACATTCATATCCAAGGAAGAAGCCCGGATGTCCATATTTTTTCAATGTAATAAACAAACATGGACTGAGTGGTTTCAAATGACGTGTGTTATGTGAGTGTGAAACAATGGAAGAGATGAATGATATGGAGTTTCACTATATTAAGCAATATAACTCATTTGGTTCTGGTGGGTATAATTTAAAAGATGGCGGTGAAGGTAGTTCTGGATATAAGTTCACTGATGAACAAAAAAAGAAGATGTGTAAGGCTCATAAAGGCAAACACCATCATACGGATGAGTCAAAGAAAAAGATATCACAATCACACATTGAGTTTTGAAAAAGTGAAGGTTCAAAACAAAACAGAGAAATATTATCAAAACAAAAAATAGAACAGTGAAAGGATGTTAATTCTACATACAATTCAGATGAATATAAGAAAAAGATGTCAGATGCTGTTTCTGGTGATAATAACGGTATGTATGGTAAAACACATTCAGATATTACCAAAGATAAGATAAGTGAAAAGGCAAAGCTCAGAGTTGGTGATAAAAATGGTAATTATGGTAATACTGGTATAAAGAATCCATTATTTAACAGAGAAAATAGAACTAAAAAATGAATCATAACATTACCCGATGGTGAGGTTAGAACCGTCACATCATTGAGTAAATTTGCAAGAGACTATGAAGAAGAAACTGGAATAAAATTGTTTGAAGGCAATTTAACAAATGTTGCTAATGGTAAACTGAAGCATTATAAGAAAATAAAATGTGAAATGGTAAAGAGGGTTTAAGCAGTAACAAAATAGGGGGAGTTATGCTTCCCTATTTTAATTTTAAGGGATTGTCATATGAAAAGAGAAATTATAGGATTGGTGGTTGTGATATTTATACTTATAGGCTTTTTTGGATTTTTGCTTCATGGTAGTGGTCAGGAAGTTATGAGATTAAGAGCAGATGCTGATATATCAATTGGTCTATTAGAGGTTGAAAAAGCCAAATATGTAGATGATGTAATAAAAGCCAAACAAATAGAAAAACTTCAATACAAAGAATTTCTAATGAACTCAATCGTTTATCTTAACAAAAAGGTTGATCCTGCATTACAAATTATGATAGTTGATACTTTAATAAAGGAATGTGTTGACATTCCACCTTTATTAGTGATATGTTTAATACATCAAGAGAGCAATTTTAACCCATTGGCAGAGAATAAATTAGGCACAGTTGGTTTGATGCAAATCATACCTAAATATCATCAAAAGAAGATTGATGCAATGGCATTGGAAAGGTATGAACTATTTTATATAAATAATAACATCAAGCTAGGCACAAGCATACTAAAAGAATATTTTGACAGTAAAGGGAACATTGTGGATGCGTTACAAAAATATGTGGGCGCATCAGTTAGAGCTAAAGCTGGCAATTATATAGAGAATATTATAAATAATTACATAACTTTACAGCTTAAATATAAAGGGGCATATAGATGAAATTAAATAGCTATAATAAAAATCAAATAGTTACGCCTGCTAAAAGGAAAAAGATTGAAAAAAAGGAAGAGGTTGAAGAAGTTGATAATGAAGATAAATATGAAGATAAATATGAATATGAATATGATGATTTAGTTGAAGAAGATCAAGCATTAGGCAAAAGAATAGATAAATAAATATGGGGATGAACTAGATTCGACAAAGGATAGAATTGATATGTAGCATGCTGGGATTTAAGTTATCCCATAATTAACTTAACAATTATAATTGCAGATGATTATAAACAACTATTAGCAGCTTAGAGGCTGTTATTTGCTCTACTAGACATCTTATCGATTTAGATTAGAGTATCACATTAGATAAGAAAACTCTTATGTACACCTAATAAATAAGAGTTGATTGATTAGGGTATATTAAAGAAATCAATCTGATAAGAGTTCTTTAATGAAAATAAAAAATCAGATAAGCATGTAGAATCATATTAAAGAAGTCACTTTGGACCCGAGGGGCAGATCCACGGCATCTCCACTTTTTATTATAAAAAGGTATAATAAATGAGTAAATCATCTAAAGGCGGTCAATGAGAACGTGACATAGCTAAATTCTTTACAAACTGATTAACAGGACAAAAGAAAGAATTATATTTTTGAAGATCCCCCGGATCTGGCTCAGTTGCAACAATCAATGTTGGTAATAAAGCCATATCTGGTGATATCATGGCATTAAAACCAGAAGCAAAATTGTTAATAGACTTGGTAAGTATTGAATGTAAAAATGGATATAAAGATGCAAGTTTAGATAAACACTTAAAATATAACATTTCTGACACTATTAAAGATTTTTGAATACAATGTGTGGATGACGCAGTAAAAGCTGAGAAATACCCCTTATTGGTCTTTAAAAAGCTGGGTATGAAGACTCCTTGAAATGGAATCACAAAACCATTATATAAACAAATCAAGCCACATCTAAAAGATATTAGATTCATACATTTAAAATGAGATATAGATTATCCTGATACATATTTCTTTGAATTTTATGAATTTTGAAAAATTATTACACCTAAAATAATCAAATCTTTAAAATAATCCTTTACAATCCTTTTAAATTAGTGTATACTCTATCTATAATCAATTAGAAAAGGAAAAAATATTATGTTTAAAAAATTAATGAAATTGTTAGGATTGGGAAAGAAAAAATCAGTTAAATTTGTTGCAGATAAAAGAACTGGAGACTTTTTTACCAGACTGGCTAAAGAAAAATGGGAAAAGAAAGATTAATTTTTTAATATTGAGGGATATATTATGATAATTAATTATAATAAAAAATTAGTTAATAAAATGGGTTTTGTTGTAAGGGATGCAAGTAAAAAATATGAAAGTTTCCTTTACTTTAATAACAATATTGATGATATTAATGTTCTTAGTGCCTTTCTTAATGATGAATGCAAGGACTATCTTGATGAAGTATCATGGGTTGTTGATAATTCTAAATCTGAACCTGATTGTTTTGATTGGTTTTTTGCTACTGTTACTCTTGAAAAAGGTAAAGCTAGTGTACAGTTTAACCTTAATAATGATGTTCTTACAGGTACTTGGACAAATGAACAATTTGAATATGAAGTATTAAACTGTTTTTGTCATGAAACTATTCATCTTGAACAATATAAAAGGGTTCCTTGGTCAGTATTAAAAAATATGAAGACTTCTTATAGTGATGTTAAAGAAGAGGATTTCTGGAATGCTTATCACAGTGATCCTTATGAAATAATGGCATATGCTCATAATTTATTTGTTGAGGTTACAAATTCAAGCGATCCTGAAGCATCTTTAAGAAATCCTGAAAATTTTAAAAATGAACTTCCTACTTATTACACTTACAGAAAATTGTTCAAAACTAATACAAAACCAATTCAAAAACTATTAAAATATACTTATGAATATTTTCAAAAGGCATTGACAGTTTAATTAAATTAATATATAATAGAATAAATCAAAGGAAATTTTTATGTGGTGGATAATATATTTTATTGGTGTTATACTTGTGGTTATAGTAAGTGTTTGTGTAATTGTGGTCTTAGATTTTGTTACACAACCCGAACAAATTATACCTGTTACTCCAAAAACTGTTACTGTTTTTATAATTATAGCTTTATGTTCATGGATTACAATAATTTTAACAATATTAAATCTTGTTATAACAAGATTTAAAGAAAATCGTAAGGAAAAGGAATAATCTATGTCTGGTTGTTTATATGGTAATCCATATTTTGGTAAAGGTAAAAATAAATTGCAAAAACTTGCAAGAGTTGAATTAAAACAAAAAGATCAAAAGGAATTTAAAAAAGAAATTTTTGATTGTGAAGAGGAATATTTTGATTTTGAAGATGAATATTTTGATTTTGAAGATGAATTTGAAAAGGAGATGTTATTATGGATGATAAAGAATTAGAAGCAAAAGAGACTTTTAAAAGAGCAAAAAACTCTTTAAAAGAAGTAAAAGAAGAAAGAAAAGTACAAAAAATATTAATAAATGATAAAGAATATATTTTTGAAGATTTAACACCTTCACAGCAAGGTTACATTAGACATCTTGGTGATGTAAATGTAAAAATTAATAAAATCAGGTTTGATTTTGAACAGCTTCAATTTACATACAAAAGTTTTAATGATGCTTTAATTAAATCTTTAATGATTTAAATCTTGACAAAACTATTAAATAAACATATAATATAGTTTTAATCAATCAACACAAAGGAGTAAATTATGAGTGGATATGGTAATAAAGCCGTATTTGTAAAGGCTAAAATTAATCCAAAAAGACAGAAAGTAAAAGCTGGAAGAAAATTTGGACAAATGTTTCTTGGATCAGATAAAAAAGAAGTTCTTGATCAATGGTGTCAATCAAAAGACCCTTTATTTAAAAATAAAGGACAAAGAAGAACAAACTTAATGACAAGATTTAGATAAAATTGGTGGGATGTGGGCTTAAAAGTAGCCATCATTTAAAGAGTTGTGAGTGGGTTCCGATACTGGAACGATCCCAGTTACCAGACACATAACCACAGGGGGGAAGAACAAGCACAGTTGTTAGTTTATATTAACTTATAGAGATAGTAATCATTATTTGAATGGTACCTAATGATTATTAACCATAAAGTTTGGTGGGCGAAGCCATTGAACCAAGTATGAGAAAATATGGGATAAAATATCATACAATGTATAAACAGACCCTTAGATCATTTGGTGTAATAACACACCACCAATTATTTTAATATATTTACAAAAAACACTTATTGGTATATAATGTATTAATAAGTGTTTTTTATTTTAAGGAGATTAAATAATGAAAACAATAAAAACAATGAAAATAGAATACTGTTCAACCGAAGATAAGGATTGTCCATTTTTTGATTGTTATGAAAAAGGTACATGCTATAATTGTCATTGTGTATTAGATAAAAAAGAGAGAAATTTGGATGAAAATTGTGTTGATTGTGATGTGGAACCAATACCTTCACCAGAATGGTGTCCTTTAAATAACCATAATGTATTAATAACAAAGGAATTAAATGAATAGAAAATTATCAGATGAACTACTAGAATTGCTTATTTTAAAAGGTGTATTGAATAACAAAGAATATCTAACTCTATTAATGAACTCCTTTGAATCTCAATTTTTTGATAATCCTACATATAAGGAAATGTATGAAACTATAATAGTCCATTATAAAGAAAATAGAACTTTAATGGATCCTTTGCTTATCAAGGATATGATTGACTGTAAGACAGTATTTGAAGAAATTGATACAGATGATTTTGACATAGAAGAAAATCATGATTTTCTTATCAAAGAAACAAATGCATATCTTAAAGAAAAGGCTATCAAACAGGCTATACTTGATAGTGTTGCTATTATTGACTCAAACAAGAATATAGGTGATATTCGTGAAAGTGTGGAATCAGCGTTAGCTAAAGATCTAACAATGGATCTTGGTACTGATTATTGAAATACAATAGGTCCAAGATTAAAAGAGGTTTTGCTGAATAATGAACAAAAGATACCTTTATACTATCCAATGTTAGATGAATTTACAAATGGTGGTGTTATTCCATATTCATTGTCATTGTTTCTAAGTAGAATACATGGATTTAAAACAACATTGCTTATTAACTTGATGTCAAGGCTATCAAGAAATGGAAAGAATGTTATTCTATTCAGTATGGAAACCAGTGAAAGTGAAATAGCTAAAAGACTTGATTCAATTAACACATTGTCTGATATAAACAAAATTCATTGTACAAAAGGTAGTGTTATAAATTTAGCAAAAAAACTTAACAAACAAAAGAGTGAACGTGGATTAATTATTATTAAAGAATTTCCTACAGGGCAAGCATCAGTAAGTGATTTTAGAAAAGTATTAACAGAATTTGGATACAGAGGCATAAATTTTGATGTGGGTTTTTGTGATTATGTGACTATTATGCAAAGTGAGTACCTTAATACAGGTAATTTATATCAAGATGGTAAGAAAATAAGTGAAGAACTGAGAGCATTGAGTCTTGAGTTTCTACTTCCTTTTATAAGTGTATCACAATTGAACAGAGAAGGTATTGCTATTGATTTTAAAGAGGTTGACTATACACATATAGGAGAATCATTGGGAATTGCTGCAGCAGCGGATTTTATGGCTATAATGGGTCAAGATGAAGAAAAATTAATATATGAATCTGAACTTATGTATAAAATTGTTAAGAACAGATTTGGTGGACGTGTAAATGAAACTGGAAAATTTTATGTTGACAAAAAGTCATTAAAGATATATGATGAAAGTGAACTTGATTTATGGTTAAGTGATGCTAAATCTACTGATGATGAACGAAAAATGAGTAAGAAATATTAAAGGAGAATAATATGAAAAAAATTAATTTTAGTGTAACTCAAGATGGAAAATTATTAGATCCTAGTAAGTATATTTGGGATCTTAAAACTAAAGATTTTAGTACTAAGGAAAATAATCTAGTACTAGATTTTAAAACAGGTGATAATTGTACTTTTAAAACAGGTTATGGTTGTACTTTTAAAACAAGTTATGATTGTACTTTTAAAACAAGTTATGATTGTACTTTTGATACAGGTGTTAATTGTACTTTTGATACAGGTGTTAATTGTACTTTTGATACAGGTAGTAATTGTACTTTTGATACAGGTAGTAATTGTACTTTTAAAACAGGTAGTGATTGTACTTTTAAAACAGGATTATATTGTACTTTTAATACAAGTCATGGTTGTACTTTTAAAACAAATCATGGTTGTACTTTTAAAACAGGTGATAATTGTACTTTTAAAACAGGTGTTAGTTGTACTTTTAAAACAGGTGTTAGTTGTACTTTTGATACAAGTTATAATTGTACTTTTGATACAAGTTTTAGTTGTACTTTTGATACAAGTTATTATTGTACTTTTGATACAAGTCATGATTGTACTTTTAAAACAGGTTTTAGTTGTACTTTTGATACAAGTCATGGTTGTACTTTTGATACAGGTAGTAATTGTACTTTTGATACAAGTGATAATTGTACTTTTAAAACAAGTCATGGTTGTACTTTTGGAACAGGATTATATTGTGTAGTTGTAAGACGAGATATTTATGAAATTATAGAGTTAGAAGCTGGTGTTAAAATTAAGCTTAATAATAAGAATGTTAAAGGTTATACTATAGTTAAAGATATTAAAATTATAACTTTAGATGGTAAAGATATAGAGATAAGTATTGAAAGTTTTGAGAGCCTTAAAAAACAATTATTATAATAATAACTTTAAAAAGGATTAAAATGCAAAGTATTATTAAATTACTCAGACATAAGTTATTAATAGATAACTATACAATATTTGATAAAGAAAGAATTATAAATAATATATATAGTTATTTTAAGATCAGAAGAAGAAGGCAGATGTGAGTGTTTGGAAAATAAATGTCCAATCTTTTATAAAAGGAAATAATAATGCCTACACTAAATTCCGTAAGAAAAAAAATATTATGATAAAATACAAAAAGATAAAAAGTTAGAAAATATTATTAAAGAATATCCATTAGTTCACCAAGAAGGAATTATAGGTATAGAACAAGATTTAAAATCTGGTATGATTAAAGGTGATATAGGAATACAAGTAGCTATTGATGGTAGAATTTGGATATGTATAAATGGTCAATCTTTAATAAGATTTAGACCTTATATTAATAAAGAAAAGGGGATTTAAAATGCATACAAAATAAATGTCCAATCTTTTATAAAAGGAAATAATATGAATATAATTGAAATGAAAGAAGAAGCCGAAAAACAAAAATTAAAAAATTCTGATATTGCGCCAGGCACAAATCCACAGCAATTGACAGTTGATGAAGTTAAAAGAAGATGTAATGAGTTAAATTGTCCTGATAGAGACAATAATAATTCATTTAGTTATTAAAGGGAGTAAAAATGAAGAAACAAATATCATGTGGTGTTATTGTAACTGATAGTAAATATATTTTGATTGGTCATTCTACTGGTAATACACATTTTGATATACCTAAAGGAATGAATGAAACTAATGAAATTCCTATTAACATCGCATTAAGAAAATTAAAAGAAAAAACTGGTATCATACTTAATAAAAATGATATTAGATATTTAGGTTTTGATTATAATTATACTAAAAATGAAGGTTTGCATTTATTCCTTTATAAAGTAGACGAATTGCCTGATATAAATTCTATTGAATGCTCTTCAAAGTTTTGTGATAAAAAAACAAAAGAAATGATTCCAGAACTTGATTTTTTCGTATACTCTTTAAATAATGAATTGGGTGTTTATGTAACTAAAAATATGTATAGTAGTTTATTGAAATTATATTTCAATGTATAAAATAAAATGTACTAGATGTAATTTATACAAGAATGGTATATACCATCCATATATTGGGTCAAAAGCCAAATATTGTATAATAGGAGAATCACCAGCGAGTGCTAATTTCTCTTTAACTCCACCAGATTCTAAATTTTGATGTACTATGGCAGAAAATGGGTTTACAAAAGATCAATTTAGTGTTATAAATTCTATTAACTGTTACAATAAAAATAAACCTTCTGAATCTCACAGGGATATGTGTAGATCAAATATAGCAAGGTTTATTGAAAGGGTTGATCCAGAATTGATTATATGTAGTGGAAATTTTGCATTACATACATTAACTGGAAGATGAGGTATAAATAATTATGTTAATACAATAGATGAAAGAATATTGTTTAAGAAAAAACGTATGATTATGTATTGAAGAAATACAAATACTATTAATTATAACGATAAATTAATCAGATCAATAGAATTATTAAAGGAGTATACTGATGGATAATGAAGAACGAGATATGATAGTGGACGAACAAGATTTGTGGGATGCTGATCCTGATTGTAATCATGAGGTTGTTGATGCGCCAGGTGGTGGAATTGTGTGTACAAAATGTGGTGGATGGTTTTGCTGGTAAAGGATAATTAAATGTATATAAGAGAGACTGGTCATATTCTTACAAAAATAGAGTTAGAGAAGATTTTGAAGATATGGAAAAAGTCTTTTAATGAATATAAGGATGCATATACAGTGACTATAAGTAAAGAGGGTAAACAAATGGATGATAAAGTAAAAGATTATAAGAAAGTTATTGATAGTCTGACTCAACTTGAAATGGCAAAATTATATAGATTTGCTCCTTTTGATTTTCAAAATTTAGAGGTCAATGATTGTTTTATGAAAAAATTTAAGGGTTTTACACCTGAAATATCTAAAGCAATAGGATGGGAATAATAATGGACTTTGAAGAACAATATAAGGAAGAAACTGGTTTTGATGCTGGTTATGAACAAGAATATGGACTCAATGGAGAACAACATGAATGTTATTTTTATAATGATTATGTTGAATGGTTAGAGACAAAACTTGAGATAGTATACACACCAAAGGACAAATAATAAAATAATATGAACATAAAAAAATTAATAGCAAATACAATATTAATAACACCAATAATAATTATTGACTTAATAATGTTAATAAGTTTAATAATAGTACTATGTATATAAGGAGATGTTATGAAAAATATGTATAAACAATTAGCAGATATATGGAAAAAAAAATGCTGACAAATCTAATGATGTAAATGAACAAGCGTGGTTATATGCTTGTTCAGCTGATCTTAAAAATGCAATTAATAGATGTTGTGGTGACCAAAAAATTATTAGTGTAAATGCAAAATGTAGTGATAGATGTTTTACTCAATATCCAGATGGAACAGAAAAAGATGGTTATGTTCCATCCGATATTAATATAGGTGGTAATGATTATATAGAATTTGAATACTGTATTAATTGTGGAAAAATAGTTGGTGATTTTCCTATAAAAGTATATAACAAAGGAGAATAAATAATGGCAGAACAAGTATATGTTTATGCAATAGAAAGAGTATCAGATAAAATTCGTGAAGAAATTCAAAAATTACCTAATCATATGATGGAGGAACTTAAAACAAAAGAAGGTGGATCTAAATTTGAATTTTTTGGGACAATGATGGATGGTATTACAATGATGGGACTTGGAGCATCAAGTTTTGGTAGATTATAAATGTTTAAAAACGTCTATTATGATCAATATAAAAGCATCATGCATCTATGATATACATCTGATGGTATAAACAGACATAGAGCTGATCATTGGACCCCTTATGTGTATAGAAAAGACTCTGATGGTGATACAAAAACCATTTATGGTGATACAGTATCTAAAATGGAGTTCAAAACTTATTCATCATACAAAGAATATCAACAAAATAATATTGAGTTATATGAGAATAATTGCAAACCTGAAATTCAATATCTTGCAGAAAAATATTATGATGTAAAAGATGAAGATATTATTCCACCAGATATTAAAATATATTCAATTGATATTGAAGTACATGTGGATAAGAAATTAGAAAAAGATAAAATAATAAAAATTAGGAAAAAGAAATAATTTTATAAATACCTATAGACATTGAAGTGATAATATTTATAGGAGTAATATGATAATTGATAGAAAACAACCATCACAGGTATATAAAATAACACATTTACCATCACAAAAGTATTATATAGGCATTACATGGGGTAAAAAACATTCATATAAGAAAAGATTTGAAATTCATATGAAAGGTAAGGGTGGTGTATATATAAAAAACTGTTAAATGAAGGATGTAGCCGTGACGAATTCATCACAGAACTTGTTTATGAGGGGTCGTTGGATATATCCTGACAAATGGAAGCTGATTTGTCTGTTTTGTACCCAATAGGATTAAATGGTAATAAGGGTCATGCTATTGTATTTACAAGTGATATGGTAGAGAAAAGAAAACAGACTTGGAAAGATAGAACTGATGAAGAAAATATGATGCGTGGGAATAGAATATCAGAAGCTCTTAAAAATAGAACTAATGAAGAAAAAGAGCAAACAAAATTAAAGATGGCTGTAACTTGTAATAATAGGTCAGATGAAGAAAAGAACATCATAATAAACAAATTCAAATCATCTTATTATGGTAGGTCAGATGAAGAAAAATCTGACACAAGGAAAAAACAACAAGGTGTAAGAAAAAAACGAACAAAGATTATTAATAAAGCAATAATACCTAAGATATTAAGGTCAGATGAAGATAATGACAAGTCAAATAAAAAAAGATCAACTACTCTTAAAAATACATTATCAATGTTTACAGAACAACAAATGAATGATAGAATGTTAAATAGTTGTTTGAATTTAACAGATGAGCAGAAGGTAGAAAGGGGTAAGAAGATATCAGCATCTAAAATAGGTAAATCAACCAATCAACAAAAGATTATGGAACAGCGATATAAAGATATGTCAGATAAAAATTTTAATATATGATGTAAAGGGAGAAAACAATTTGTCATCACAAGAGCAACAAATCTTAGAAATAAATAATGATGTAGTAGAAATATTGGTTGGTGATATGGAAGATTATACCAACAAAGAAGACTTTGAATATTATGATGATGATACAGAAACGTGGAAGACATACAACACTAAAAAATTCATGAAAGGTGGAGGTTTCCCTTCACCACTTAAAGCAGAAGAACCTATAACAATTATAAGCATATATGATTGGTTAAATGACCATATATATTCTTTTGGATTGCATGAATACAAACATAATAGAAACAATCTTACATATGAGTGTTGTGGTGATGAAAAAACTTTACTGAGAAAGTATTTCAGTTTTACTCATAAAAATGCTCCTGATGTATATACAGGATGGAATATATCATTAAACAAGA